TTTCTCAACAGTAGGCAGAAATAAAAAGTTTCGTCTAACTGACTTTGAGTTAATTAAACAAGATTTAATCAATCACTTTCAAATCCGCAAAGGTGAGAAACTGATGAATCCTAATTTTGGCACTATTATATGGAACGTATTATACGATCCATTTACTCCCGAACTTAAGAGTGCTATTATAGCTGACATCAAGGCAATTGCTGCCTATGATCCACGTGTTTCTATTGACAATGTCATTGTCACTGAGTATGAAACAGGTATTCAAATCGAACTCGAACTACGCTATCTACAGACAAATCAAACAAATCTAATGAATCTTAGATTCAACAATCAAAACAGAACACTTACTGCAAACTAATAAACTACGTACTTTTTTCCTTAAATAAATACATTATAACAGGGAATTAGTATGGCTATTACCACAAGACAATCAGGTTTATTAGTTGCAGAAGACTGGACAAGAGTCTATCAAACCTTCCGTAATGCGGACTTTCAAAGCTATGACTACGAAACACTTCGTAAGTCAATGATTGATTATTTACGCTTATATTACCCAGAAGACTTTAACGACTTTATCGAATCAAGTGAATTCATTGCACTGATTGATTTGATTGCGTTCTTAGGTCAAAGCCTGGCATTCCGCGGCGACTTAAACGCACGTGAAAACTTTATTGATACTGCACAACGTCGTGATAGTGTTCTTAAATTGGCCAAACTAATTTCATATAATCCTAAACGTAATATCTCTGCAAGCGGATTCTTAAAAGTTGACAGTGTAAGTACAACTGAAACTGTGTACGATAGCAACGGTATAAATTTATCTGGCCTAGTAATTAATTGGTCTGATTCAGCAAATGATAATTGGTATGAGCAGTTCACCGCAGTGATTAATGCAGGGTTGTTATCAACTCAATCTATAGGTAAACCTAGCAACACTCAATTGATTAATGGTATAACCACCGACGAATATCAAATAAATTTAGTACCAAGTATTATTGCAACATATAGTTTTACCACTAACATCGAAGGTACTACGACTAAATTTGAAATGACCAGCCCAACAAGTGCCGGTAAAACTTTTATATATGAAAGCGCACCTCGTCAAAATCAACCATTTAATCTACTTTACCGTAACGACAATTTAGGCAACACTAGTAATAATACAGGCTTTTTTACCTACTTCAAACAGGGCGAATTAAAATCACTTGATTTCACATTCCAAGAAAGTACACCAAATCGTGTCTACAGTGTTAATGTAGATAATATTAATAATACCGATATATGGTTATACAGTTTAGACGCACAAGGATTACCAAATGCCTTATGGACACAGGTTGCAACAGTAAACAATACTAATGTTATCTATAATAAAAGTACTAATAAATCCGTATTTCAAGTTAACACTAGAGCCAGTGATCAAATTGATCTAGTGTTCGGCGATGGATCTTTTGCTAATATTCCACAAGGCAATTATAGATTATATTATCGTGTAAGTAATGGTGCTGATTATAAAATTACTCCGGATGAGATGCAGGGTATAGTTGTACCAGTTAATTATATCAGTCGAACCGGCCGCGTTGAAACTATAACTATTCGTGCTAGCCTACGCTACACAGTAGCTAATGCTAGTTCACGTGAAACACTTGATGAAATTCGTCAAAAAGCACCACAACAATACTATACACAGGATCGTATGGTAACAGGTGAAGATTATAATATCTTACCTTACACATTGTTCAGCAATATTTTAAAAGTAAAAGCAGTTAATCGTACTAGTTCTGGTATTAGCCGTTACTTAGATGTTATTGACACAACTGGAAAATACTCAAGCACTAATATCTTTGCAGATGATGGTGTATTGTATCGTGACCCATTTGTCAGCACATTCTCTTTTGATTATACTACAAGAAATGATATTTACAAAGCAATTTACAATAAAGTAAAACCGGTGGCATCAGCACAGGAAACATTACAATTTTTCTACAGTAAATACCCAACTATTACTATCACTAACGCATACTGGAATTATTCAACTACTGTGGCCAATGGATCTACGGGTTATTTTATTGATTCAAATGATACTATACTTCAAGTTGGCGATGTAGTGTCTACAAATAACAAGTTTATTAAACAAAGCTCTATAATTAAATTTAGTGCAGGCACCGGCAACTATTTTGATGCACGCAATACTATTCAAACAGGTATACCAAGCAAGTCTGGTGACAAATTTTATATCTATGCAAATGTTCAGCAGGTAATAGGTGATGGAACCAATGGTGGCACAGGTAATTTAGCCAATGGTTCCGGCCCAATTATATTAGGTGAACAAGTTCCTAACGGTGCTATAGCTGTTGCGGTATATGCGGTATTTGACACTGACTTTTCAACAGCACTAGTAGATTCTATTGTTGGTTATGTACAGGCATATGAAGATTTTGGTCTACGATATGATATCGATACTACATCATGGAAATTAATATTACCTGGTGACTTAGATACTGGGGAATTTAATTTAGGCTATGCAGGTAATACCAGCAGTACAGGGTTAGATGCCAGCTGGCTAATACGCTTTAAAACAGTTGGTCAGACATATACTGTACTGTATCGTGGTTTAAATTACGTATTTGAAAGTGTAAAAGAAACTAACTTCTACTTTGATAATACTGTAAAAGTATTCGATCCAAAAACTGGATTTACAGTACACGATAATATTAAAATATTAAAAGTTAATAGTAATCCAGATGATGTTAATCCATTGGCCTTAGATTATACATGGTACATTTATAAAAATATTATCGAAGTTGACGGATATGAAAATCCTAGTAAAATTCTAGTTACATTTTCTGATTTGGACACTAATGGTATTTTGGATAATCCGGAATTATTTGAGTTAATTGTTAGTCCTGACGTTAATAGTAATAGCAAGTATGTATTTTTCCAATCAACTTACGGATATGATAATTTTGTTACACAGACTTTAGTAAGCAATACATTAGTAGAATCAACTTATGAAACTTTGGTTGCAGCACAAGCTGATGCAACGTTGTACACATCTGGCAAATTGTTTTACATTGCACCAGAAAATAAATTCTATCAATTAACTGTTACCGGCGCAGCCTACACATTAAACGAAGTATTTGATTATACTGCTAAAGTAGGACGACAAGATTTATATTTCCAATACAGACACAATAGTCCTAACTATCGTCGTATTGATCCAAGCCCAAATAATATTATTGATTTGTATCTATTAACAAAACAATATTCAACAGATTATACAGCCTGGATACAGGATAGCACTGGCACCGTCGGCGAACCGACTGCGCCAACAGTTGATGCCTTAAGTACAGAATTTAGTACATTAGAAAATTATAAAAATTTAACAGATACCATCATTTATAATCCTGCTAAATTCAAACCAATATTTGGCGCCAAAGCGCCAACCGCATTGCAAGCAACATTTAAAGTTGTAAAAAATGCAAGTATTATTGTTAGTGACAACGATGTTAAAACTAAAGTTATTGATGCAATCAATAACTATTTTGATGTTGCAAACTGGGACTTTGGCGAAACATTTTATTTTAGTGAACTAAGTGCATATCTGCATAGTGTACTTGCACCTAACATTTCGAGTATAACTATTGTGCCGTCAAGCGAATCTAGTACATTTGGTAGCTTGTTACAAATCAATGCAAACTACAATGAAATTATTGTTAGTGCAGCTACAGTAGACAATGTACAGATTATTAGTGCAATTACCGCGGCGCAAATCAACCAAACTGTACTGGCTTAAATACTATATAACACTTGAGATTATAACGACATGGCGACAAAAAAGACTTCAAATTTTCTTCCTACCATATTTCAAACCGACGTTAACAATAAGTTCTTGTCGGCCACAATGGATCAGTTAGTAACTGAACCAAATTTGAGAAATATATATGGCTATATTGGAAGAACATTTGCTCCTACATACAAAAGTAAAGACAGCTATGTAATTGAAAGTTCAGCTGACAGACAAAAGTATCAACTCGAGCCAAGTATTGTTGTTCGCAATGATCAAAAAGAAATTACATTCTTTGCTGGCTATAATGATATATTAAATAAAATTGAATACTACAGTGGGTTGACAGCCAATCATGACAGACTATTTGATGGCGAATACTATAGTTTTGATCCGCAAATCTCTTTTGATAAGTTTGTTAACTTCAGTCAATACTACTGGCTTAAAGATGGACCAGATCCGGTTGATGTTAATACCGGCGGAGTCGACTTAGAAAAAACATTTACTGTCACTCGTAACGCAAACATATCTCGTTATGATTTTACCACAGGTGGCTTAGTAAAAAATACAATTACCTTGGCTCGTGGTGGGCAATATACGTTCGAAGTCGATCAACTTGGCTCCGGATTTTGGATACAAACTGAATTAGGCGTTGATGGATTAGTAAATGCAACTCCGACAGTTAGCACACGAGATGTACTTGGCGTTACTAATAACGGCGCAGAAACAGGTACAATTACATTTAATGTTCCACAGTCAACAGCACAAGATCGATATGTGTTAATGAATGTAGTAGCTAATGTGGAATATGCTGTCCCTCTTGCCTATGCAGATATACAAAATCGCACTGTTAGTCAATTTCTTGCAGAATTTCCAGCATACGCAGGAATTACTGGGCAACTTAATGGTAAAACTGCAATTTTCATAAACCAAAATCTGTTAACAAGTCGTGGTGAAGAAGCATGGACCATGCCCGAAGTCATTGATCCGGACACCGGGTTGGTTGTTTCTGGATACAATGCTGGTACAGTTATTCCAAATGCCCAACGTTACGGCGTATGGAAAGTGCAGTTCACTGATATAGGCAATATTAACGATCCATTAATTCGCTTAGTGCATGTTCAAAATGTATTGCTTAATGAAAAAGTGTACATTAAATCTGGACTTGTGAATGCCAATAAAGAGTTCTTTAAAGATTATGATGAATTTTTTCATGTTGTTCCTGTAATCTCAAGTATACAAAATACGCTATACTTCCAAGACGGCAGTGATCCATCTATTTACGGTACAATCAAACTTGTTGATATTACTGGCTGGGAAATTGATGTCGAAAATGATATTATAGGAACACCTAACTATACTAGCCCTAATGGAGTAATATTCACCAGTGGATTAAAGGTAAGTTTTGGTACCGATGTTACTCCGGCGTCTTATCAAAATAAAGAATATTATGTTGAGAATGTAGGGGCACCAACCGGAATACAGCTAATTGATGTAGAATTATTAGTTACACCTGAGCTATACAATGATGAACTAGCATTAAATTATCCAGATGGCTTGCCAGGTAATGTGTCTAATGCAGAATATATTACAATTAATCGTTGTAGTAAAGATTTGAATCCTTGGTCTCGTGGCAATCGTTGGTTTCACCGTGATGTGATTAAATTAACCGCCGAATATAATAATGTAGTTGTTACATACGATCAAACATATCGTGCTCAACGTCCAATTGTGCAATTTGAAGCAGATCTACAATTATTTAATTTTGGTAGAATTGGTAAACGACCAATTGATATACTAGATACAACTACTCGAGATGCATTTAATGAGTTGAATGGAAAAATATTAACTATTGTAGGAGGAGTTACACTAGTTGACGGTATGAGAATTATATTTGTCAATGATAATGATCCAGTGGTGCGTGATAATATCTATACAATTAATTTAGTACAAACTCAACTGGACGAGATTGGGCGACTAACGGGACCGGTATATATCAATTTAAATCCTGCAGATGATGCTAATAACGAAATTTATGATACTGTGGTAGTAAAAACAGGATTGTATAAAGGAACAGCGTGGTGGTACAACGGAGATACATGGACACAAAGTCAGACAAAGACTAGCCTACAACAAGATCCATTGTTTGATGTGTATGACACCAATGGCACTCGTCTTGCTGAATATGAATCAAGTACATTTGCAGGTACACGATTATTTGGTTATAATCGTACTAGCACCAGCACTGTAGCAGATACAGTATTATACTTTCCATTAAAATACAGAACATTCCGTGCGCAAGGCGACATTGAATTTTCTAACTACTTTGATACGGATACATTTACCTATGTGCGTGATAGAGTGGAATACACTGATCGAATCGCCACTGGTTTCCTACAACAAATCATCGACAGAAATACAGTAGTTCCAAAAAATAATTGGAATACAGTGGCTGAACCACTTAAACAGTATCAATTAATTACATACATCTATAATGGTATTAATAGCCCGTTTAAAATTGATATTACTCCTGTGGCATCAGCGTCTGTTCCTCATGTTAAAGTTTATAAAAATAATACATTCTTGAACATAACACAGTGGACACTAACAAATAATGAGTTAACGTTGACCACTGCACCAGCGATTGGCGACAAGATTGATATCTTAATTTATAGTCTCGAAGTAAGTAAACTTGGACAATATCAAGTACCGCAGAACTTAGATTTAAATGCACAAAACATTGATTTAGAATCATTGACATTGGGACAAATTAGAAATCATCTAGTGGAGCTAAGTCAGAATAGCAGCGAGTTAGTGGGTGATATACTTAGTGAAAGTAATCTGCGTGACATTGAGATTAAATCACAAGGCGGCAACATACTGCAACACAGTGCACCGATATCAAATGCAGCATTATTTTTATTAAACGATAGCACAAACTTTATTGACGCTGTTCGTTATGCACAACAAGAATATGCTAGATTTAAAAATAAATTTTTAGAATTGAGTGCAACATTGTCGGGCATACAGCCAACTGATCCTGTGGCCAGCGTTGATTTAATCTTAACAGAAATTAACAAGATTAAAAATAAAACATTCCCGTGGTTCTACAGTGACATGATACCGTATGGTACATTAAAAAATATTGTCAATGGTGCAGGTTATACAATATTTGATCCATTGGTACGTTCATATGAAATTACTACAGTATTTGACGCCACTGCCTTAGGTAATACTGCGGTATTGGTTTATTTAAATGATGTACAGTTAATCATAGATAGAGATTATACATTTGATACAGATCGTCCAGCAATAACATTTAAGGATACTGTTACTTTAGAAGTCGACGATAATGTTAAAATTGTAGAATATCAAGATACAAATGGATCGTATGTGCCAGAAACTCCGAGTAAATTAGGGTTATATCCTAAATTTATTCCTGAAATCTTTTTAGACGATACGTATCGTACACCT